CAAGGAATGGAATCCTTTTAAAGAACAACAGCGATGAGCTTTTGGGAAACTTTAACCTGCAGTACCCATCCACGCATATCAACTATAACTCAATATCTATTTCCAATGCTTTTATGGGCAGTAGGTACGTAACGTTGAGTGCAGATAGTAGTGATTCCTATGCGATATCGGCTCGAGGAAATTTCACTTGTTCTGGCTCAAAGTCAAGACTGGTAGATACAGCGGATTACGGGCAGAGGCTTCTTTATTGTTACGAAACCCCATCACCTCTTTTTGGAGATGTTGGCGAGGGTGTCATTGCAAACGATGGGATGACATATGTTTTTATTGATTCGATTCTGAGTGAGACAATTGCTACAGCGCAGTATCAGGTATTCCTGCAGGCGTATGGAAGTGGGACATGCTTCATCAAGGAGAGGCGGTCTGCTTATTTTATTGTCGAAGGCACTCCGGGACTGCAGTTTGGCTGGGAGCTTAAGGCGAAGCAGTCTGATTTTTCACAGACTCGGCTGAATCAGTTCTATGATTCAAAACCTGAACGAGATCAGGTGGATTACAGTCAGGAAGCAATTGATCACATCACAGAGCTTAGTAAGGAGAGAGCAGTATGAAGAAAGCTACAGCAATCACATTTTTTAACGATTCCGTTGGAAAGCGGATGAGCATGGTGTACAGCGAGATCGACGAGAAGACTGCGAAGATTGTATCCGATAACAAGAGGACGGATATCGTGGTCACGGATGCAGACGTGCTGGCCGCCATGGAAACCATTGAAACGTATGTGCAGAACTACATTGACACGATCGAGGGATGAGTATGGATGTAAGAGAATATGATCTGAACCTGATCCCGGGCAGTGTACCTGAGATCGTCAAGATCAACCAGTACGACAAGGGCATCTCCTTTGTCTTTACCATCTATCAGGGAGAAAAGAAGTTTTCGATTCCGGCAGGATCAACCGTGCTGCTCACGGGTACGAAGCCGGATGGACTGGGCTTTACCTATGATTGTACCTTCTCCGGAGCAGTGGTGTCTGTCACGATTGGAGATCAGGTCGCAGTACTGAATGGAAAAGTGGACGCTGAGATCAGCATCATCTCCGGCAGCTCTGTCCGGCTCGGTACGGCAAACTTCATCTTCCTCGTGGAGCCAGCAGCCTTGAGAGACGATACCGCTGTATCTGATTCAGACTTTCCGGCTATCGTGAAAGCTGCAGACCATATCGATGACGCGAAGAAGTATGCAGACAATGCAGCCCAGAGTGCAAAGGATGCAAAGACTTCAGCGGCATCGGCGGCCAGTGCGGCGAAGAATGCCATAGCGGATGAGGTGATAAGAGCGAAGAGCGCTGAGGCAGCAAATGCCAAAGCTATAGCGGATGAGACAGCCAGAGCGAAGAAGGCAGAGACAGCGAATACCAAGTCAATCACAGACGAGGTGACGAGAGCGAAGGCTGCTGAGGCGGCGAATTCAAAAGCAGTAGCGGCGGAGACGACAAGAGCAAAGGCGGCTGAGGCAGCAAATGCTAAGGCTGTAACCGATGAGGCAACAAGAGCGAAAAATGCGGAGGCCGCTAATACCAAGCTCACCAATGATCTGAAGGCAGGGATTACAAGTGGCTCGGTGAAGGCAGCGAAAGCTGGTACTGCGGATTCAGCCTCAGCTCTTGGACGCCTCTCAACCTTTTGGACCATGATTCCGGATAATGGCGGTAGAAGGAAATACCTCCTGATGTTTGATATATCAGAGTGGGTGCCGAAGACATCAAATTCTGGAACATATGGCTTTGATGGTATTTTCTTTTCCAGGAGAAGCGGAGGCTATGTTGGTTCGAACTGTACAGGCAATCTCAGTATCGTCGCCAGCTGGAATGGAACAAATAGCGATGGCACGAAAATTGTTTCAGATAATGAGTCAAGCCTTCGCCTCAGAACAACTTCAGGGGCTTATGTTCCGGTTGTTCTCCACCAAAAGTCAACAAACAAATATTTCCTTACACTGATGGTCAATGACTCTGGCAGGGACCTGATCTTGTTTGGAGTCTTTCAGGGAAGCTTCATAGGTACTTGGATTGAAAACACAGGATCAAATCTCTCAAATGGCGCATTGCCTTCCGATTATGAGGAATACAGCAAAGGGTTTTATGTTATTCCAGATGAGAGGGCTGTGCGTGATAAGAATGGGAAAGATATCACAGAGTACTTGACAAGTGCGGCTTATTCGAATGGAACCTTTACTTTTACTGCCGGAAATGGAAACAAGACGGCGCTGACAATTCCAGACGCTTCATCTTCTGCAAAGGGACTGCTCTCAGCAAGAGATAAAGCGTTGATTGACCGGATTTCCAAGATCAATCTTACCGGAGTGAGAACCATATCAAACGTAAGCTGGGCGATTGAGAATGCGGAACTGAATCAGGATATCTCAAGCCTTCTGCCGGGAAAGTATAAGATTTCGGCAAAGTTTAAGATCGAGACGGACAATTCAGCAAATCTGAAATGCGCGAGCTCTTCATGGAGGAATCTTATCTCTGTATATATTGGTTCAACCATGATTACTACAGATGGCCCCAATGTCGCAGTCCCTATTGGAGCGAAGGTGGGTTATACGGTGACAAACTACTGTACGTTTACGATCTCAGAGGCAAACGCTCATGCAAGTAATTTCCATGCTTACTTCTACTTGGCTGGAGATGGTACTTCCAACAGGCCTTACATCGGATCTGTATCGAATATCGAACTCACAATGGTGAACTAAGGGAGGTGATTACATTGGACTGGATATTGAAATACTGGGTACAGGAGCTATTTGCACTCATCATCGCAGTACTTACCTGGTGCGTGAAAAAGCTCAAGGGTAAGAAAACCGAATATGACGTTCTGCGTGAAGGTATTCTCGCTCTGCTGCATGACCGGCTCTATCAGGCGTGCAGCTTTTTTATTGCCCGTGGCTGGGCTTCCTTGGAGGATCGGGAGAATCTGGAATATCTCTATCGTCCCTACAAGGCGCTCGGAGGGAACGGCACGGGAGAGACTTTATACCATACGGTGGAGAAGCTGCCGTATCAGGAACAGAAGGAGGAATGACTTATGGATTTTGGAATCGCATCTGTAGCGGCAATCACAGTAATCGCCTATCTCATCGGAGCAGGCTGCAAGGCATCGACAAAGGTACCGGATACCTGGATTCCGGTGATCTGTGGAGTGGTTGGAGCAGTGCTCGGAGTTGCCGGACTGTATCTGATGCCAGACTTCCCGGCGAAGGATATCGTCAACGCTCTGGCAGTCGGCATCGTCAGCGGGTTTGCAGCAACCGGTATCAACCAGATCTACAAACAGGCGACGAAGACAAATTGAAAAACACACCCCCTGCGCAGGGGTGAAAAGCGCAATAGGTAGAGAGAGCTCTCAGGCAGAAATGCTTGAGGGCTTTTCTTGTGCGCATTTTTAGGAGGAATACAAATGAGCAAGACAGAAGCAGCCATCAGCTGGATGGAAAAAACAGCAAGGAACAATGCACATGGATACGACCAGAGATACCGCTGGGGTGAAAAAGGAGATTACGACTGCAGCTCTGCGGTCATTACGGCATGGCAGACGGCAGGAGTTCCGGTCAAGACCAAGGGTGCCACTTACACAGGAAACATGAAGGCGGCCTTCCTTGCCTGCGGGTTTAGGGATGTAACTGGCAGGGTCAATCTCAGAACGGGTGCCGGACTTCAGAGGGGCGATGTACTTCTCAACACCACGCACCACACGGCCATGTACTGTGGAAACGGTCTGGAGGTAGAAGCAAGCATTAATGAGAAGGGTGGAGCAATCGGCGGCGTGCCCGGAGATCAAACTGGCAGGGAATTCCTGATCCGGTCTTATCGAAACTTCCCGTGGAACTGTGTGCTTCGCTATCAGGAGCAGGCAGCCATGACAGTTGAGGAAGCGGCGAGAGGTGTTCTTGCTGGAAAGTACGGAAACGGTGATGACAGAAAGAGAGCCATTCAGGCACTCGGCCTTGACTACAACACGGTCCAGAAGAGAGTCAATGAGCTGATCAGAGGTCAGGCAGCTCCGGCAAAGAAGACTGTCGATCAGCTGGCCAGAGAGGTCCTGCAGGGTAAGTGGGGCAACGGCGATGACCGCAAGAAGCGTCTTCAGGCGGCAGGCTATGACTACAGCGCTGTCCAGAAAAGGGTGAATCAGCTTCTGTAAAAAGTCTGCATGGTTTTGCGCGATTTTCATACTTTTGCATGGTTTTTCGCTGTTTTTCACCCGGACAATCTGATATGGTTAGACTGGAAATGATCCCGATGGGGAAGTCAGAATACCTGGCTTCTGCACCGGGATTTTTTATTTCCTTCGATTAAGAACAGTAAACTCAAGCGTTAATTATCGACAATTTGCTCCCGCCACGGAGGGCACAGATTCTCCGTTTTATGGAGCCAGATCTGCTTGCTATAAGCCGCGTAAGAGCGAATATGTTACTACCCAAAGGAGGGGTGAACATGGGAAAAATCAAAGCAGCGGCTTATTGCAGAGTCAGCACAGATCAGGAATTACAGGACCTTTCCTTCGAGAGCCAGTGTGAATATTACAGGAATCTGATCGAGTCAGATCCGGGGATGGAGCTAGTTGGCATTTATGGAGATCATGGTAGGTCCGGGCTGCACATCGATGGAAGGCCTGAGTTCCAGAGAATGATTACAGACTGCAAGGCAGGAAAGATCGACCTGATCTATTCAAAATCCGTGTCCCGCTTTGCGAGGAACCTTTCGGATCTTCTGAAGACGCTCCGAGAATTGAAGGACCTGAAGGTGGCGGTTGTCTTCGAGAAGGAGGGCCTTGATACCAGAAGCGCAGCCTCGGAACTGATGCTCGGAATCCTTGGCACCATCGCGCAGGAGGAGAGCCACAGCCTTGCCACCAACATGCACTGGGGCAGGGAAGAACGCTTGAAGAAAGGACAGCCTTACGGTGCGGTTTCCTACGGTTATCGGGATCAGGGAAAAGAACATACTTGGGTAACAGTACCGACTGAAGCAGCGCAGGTGAGGCTTGCTTTCCGGCTGGCGAGTGAGGGGACACCATATCAGGAGATCCGTAGGCAGCTCGTGAAACTGCAGAAAGAGGTCGGCGGAGACAGATGCTGGAGCCAGTACAACCTGCACTACCTGCTGACCAATCCCTACTACACCGGGGATTACATGAATAATAAGACCACGGTGATCATCAGGGACAATAAACCGGTCAGGGTAAACAATGATGGCCTTGCAGATCAGTACTACATCGAAGAGCACCACGAAGCGCTGGTCAGCCATGAGGATTTTGACTTCATACAGGATCTGATCAAGCACGGCTTGCTGAGTGCCAAACGTCGTAACTTCTCAGATGAGGAGAAGAAACTACTGGAAGAATGTCAGAGAAGGAGGGAGCTGCATGAGAGAAGTGAAGAGAACACAGGCCAGAAGATCAGTGAGGCCGGAGCCTAAAAAGAAACTCCGTGTGGCTGCCTACTGCCGGGTCAGCACAGATTCTGACCAGCAGGAGATCAGCTTCAACACCCAGGTCGAGGTTTACGAGAAGAGAATTCTGGGAAATCCCAACTGGGAATATGCTGGCGTCTATGCTGACGAAGGTCTCTCCGGCACCAGCGCTGCAAAGCGAGTAGAGTTCCAGAGGATGATGGAAGATTGCCGGGAAGGGAAGATCGACAGGATCCTCACCAAGTCCATCAGCCGCTTTGCCCGGAATACGCTGGACTGCATCGAATACGTCCGGGAACTGAAAGAGCTCGGGGTGACCATCCTTTTCGAGAAAGAGCACATCGATACCGGTGGAGCATACTCCGAAATGATCCTGACAGTCCTTGCGGCATTTGCGCAGGAGGAGTCCAGATCACTTTCTGAAAACATAAAGTGGGGTGTCCGGAAGAGATTCCAGGAGGGAACAGACCGCTGGATTCCAATTTATGGATACGACAAAGAAGGCGACGAGAAGTATATCATTGTCGAGGACGAGGCAGCAGTCATTCGCAGAATCTTTGATGAATATGAGCATGGAGCTTCTACTTCGAAGATCGGAGAGGAACTGGACAAGGCGAAGATTCCGACTCCGCTGGGAAAGACGCACTGGGATGCGGCGCTGGTTCATTCCATTTTGGAAAATGTGAAGTACTGCGGAGACATCATCCTTCAAAAGTTTTACACGACGGATCATCTTTCTCATGAGTGTGTGAAGAACGATGGCACCGAGGTTCCTCAGTACTATGTCAAGGATCATCACCCGGCGATCATAACCAGAGAGCAGTACAAGCGGGTAGAGAAGATCCGCCACATGAACAATAGGAAGAATACAGAGATCGGCGGGAACTACCCTTATGGAGACCTTCTGAGATGTCCTTTCTGCGGAAGAAAGCTGCATCAGAGTAAGCTCGGTATCTACGGTAATCAGCGTGGATGGACCTGTGAAGGTGAGGACTTCCTCCTCCGATCAGATCTGCTTGACCCGGCTGTGTTGGAATGTTATGCGAAACTGCCGGTCGAGAAGCTAACCGATATTGAGAACTTAGATGTACAGAAGGTGCTTTGTTATAAGAAGAAACACCCGGAATTTTCACAGGTCGACTTCTACTGGGTAGATGATCTGATCGAATCCATCGAGCTCGGGACACACTCCAGGGAGGATGATCACACCGTGACGGTCCACTGGAAATGCGGTCTGACAACGACAGCCGAGACAGACCCGACGAAGATGACAGAATCGCCGCAGGTCCTTTGCAGGCGATCTATTGAGAAGCAGAAAGAGCTGAAGGAACGGAAGCTGGAGCTCCGGAGGGAAAAGCTCAGGAAGAAGGATAATACAGATCCTATTCAGGAAGAGAACACGGATCTGAAAGCGCAGATGGCGGAGCTGTTAAAACGTCAGCAGGAGCAGGACGAACTGATAAGGAAGTTGTTAGAGAAGGCAGGAGCATAAAAACTCCTGTCTTTTTTATTGCCCGGAGGAATACACTATGAAGGTACATGTGATAAAGAGCGAGCGTCACCAGCGGAGGAAGCGGGTGGCAGCCTACTGCAGGGTCAGTACCATGGAGAGCTCTCAGGAAGAGTCCTATGAGACCCAGAAGGAATATTACGAGAGTTACATCAGATGTCACGACGAGTGGGACTTCGCCGGGATTTATGCAGATCAAGGAATTACCGGGACAAGCGCTGAGAAGCGGCCACAGTTCATGGCCTGCATCAAGGACTCCATTGACGGAAAGATCGACCTGATTCTGGTGAAGAGCATCAGCCGATTCTCCCGGAACATCGTGGATTGCCAGAGCTACGTGGAAAAGCTCAAGAGCTACGGTGTAGAGGTATATTTCGAGAAGGAATCCCTGAGTACGATGGACCCGACGTCGGGCATGATCTTCTCCCTGATGGGCCTGATTGCACAGAGCGAGAGTGAGTCGATTTCGCAGAATGTAAAGTGGGCTATTCGGAAGCGGCAAGAGGAAGGGACATATATTTACGGGAACAACCGGATCTTCGGATATGACACAAGGAAAGGCCAACTCGTGCCGAATAAGGATGCCTGGATCATTCGTCTTGTCTTTGAAAGATATCTTGCAGACGATTCATTTGAGCAGATCGCGAAGCAGGTAAATGACATGGGCGGCCATGCGATGAGGAGCGATAAGCCATTCTCTTCGAAGGAGATTCTTCATATTCTTCAGAATGAAGTCTATGTTGGAGATCGTCTGATGCAGAAGGAGCACCCCATCAATCTGATGACAAAGAAACCAGATCCGCAGGAGGAGCTGAAGCAGTATTACTTCAAGGATCATCATGAGCCAATTATCGACAGGGAAACATGGGACCGGACACAGGCGAAATTGCAGCAGCGGAAGGAACTGACTAAAGCCGGGATAAAATCCGGAGGGGATCACCACTTCCTATATGGCAGAGTGTTCTGCGGCCTATGTGGAGCGCCGATGGTACGGAGGACTACATACCTGAAGAATGCCTCTTATAAGATCTGGTCATGTAATGAGCGAAGGAAGGGATCGAAGGGTAACGGATGCAAGCTCCGCAAGATAAAGGAAGATGAGCTGCTGAAAGAAATACAGCAGCAGATGGGGATTCCTGCAGAGCAGCCTTTTCCAGAGCGCACTTTCCTTGAGAATGTCAATAAAGTATGCATTTTCCCGGATCACATCGAGATCGAGTACAAGTAATACCGACAATTCGTTCCATCATTTCTGAACCATCTTAAGCACTATAGACGCTGGAGAGCCTCCGGCGCTTTTCTTATTTTGTCCCTTATTGACAAAGATTTACCTGCCGCTTGCTATGTAGAAAATATAGTTTTATGGTTGGTTCCAAGCAGAAAATCTAAACAGGCCTGATTCTGCGAAGAAAGGACCGAATGAACTATGTAGACACACGTAAGTACGAACTGCAGGAACGAGAGAGAATGGCAGCGGAGATGATCGGCTGTTACC